AAGAAGGACTAACTTCTGTATTGAAAAGGAAACTAGATGAGACACGAAGCCTACATGAAGGGGAAGTTTCGTCAGAAACTGACTCAAAAAGAAAGGACTAGCATGGAAGAGCATAACGCAGTAAGTCCCAAGCACTACAAAGAGATATTGCCTGGGTATGAGTACATGGACATGATGGTGTTCATGCTAAGAGACCTCGAGGGTGCTGAGGCACACTTAATGGGTCAAGTGTACAAGTACCTAATGCGGTATGGTAAGAAAGATGCTAAGCTACAAGAGTTGAAGAAAGCTCAGTGGTATCTTAACTACCTCATCGCTATGAATGAAGAAGTTTCGTCAGAAACTGACTCAACAAGAGGAACCAGATGAGAAAGTATAAGCTACAACTTGAAGGCTGGGTGACGGATACTATATTCGTCACTGCAGCCGACAAACCAGAGGCTGTTAAGTTAGCCACACAAGAGTTTATTAACCGTAAAGGATGCGAGAATGCTATGGCATCCACTATTGAGGAGATTGAAAATGATTAATGAGAAACGTACAGTGATTATTCGTGATGCAGAACTACACTGGGCTAAACTAGTAAAGCCAGTAGAGCCTTTCGGTACACTACAGTGGGAACTACAGATGCGTACTGCAGACAAAGCAGAGGCAGAGAAGTGGAAGAAAGAGTTTTATCTCACTGTAAAGACCGAAGATGGTGATGACGGAACATACTACAAAGCTAACGTAAAGCGTAAGGCTATTAAGAAAGACGGTGATCAGAATACACCACCAGATGTTCTTGATGGTGCTAAGAAGCCTATTGACGGTAACAGTGTAGGTAACGGTAGCATTGGTAACGTAATGCTATTCCAGTTCCCATACGAAATGCAGGGTCGGAAAGGCGTTAGTAGTATCCTATCAAAAGTACAGGTAACAGACCTGAAGGTATACCAGAATAGTAACGCTACAGACTTTGATGTCATCGACGGTGGCGAGGAAGGCGGTGAAGCAGCGGTAGACTTCTAATGGGGGATATCATTGACTTCAAACCGAAGCGTAACCTACAGGTAGACGTAACACTAGAGGGAGTTGACGAACAACTTCTTCTAGAGTGCGCTATTGTAGAGATGTGGGAAAAACTAGGCGGCTATGAGTTATTAAACGAAGATAAGTTTGTCTATCATGTCTGGTTCCTACAGTTTTCAGACCTGTGCTTTCAAGCCATGGAAGATAATCGTTTTAGTGTATCTGAAGATGGCGAGATAGGCATTGACTCTAATCTATTAGCAGCATTCAAGGAGAGTATTGATGGATTTAAGGCAGAGTCTGCAACCAACGATAACGGAACTGACTAAGGCAACAGACTATTGGTCAGAACAATATGTAAGAGGTCGAGCAAGCTATCAAGAATACACTAGGATTACTCTCATTATGCAAGACCTGAAGAACTTCATTCTCGAACATGAAAGGAACGATGATGAAACAATACGTGTACTTAGCAGGTCCAATGGAAGACTGCACACAGAAGCGGATGACAGCGTGGAGACTACGGGCAGCGGAACTGCTGACGAAGAACGACATCAATACGTTAGATCCAACTCGTAGAGTATCTTTCCATGATGAACTATATCTTGGGGAGCAGCACACGCCTGTACAGTCTACCTGTAGACGTATATTCAAAATGGATATGCAGGATATCGCTAATAGCAATGTCGTACTAGCAGACATTAGACGTGACAGTGGAAGAGGCACTGGAACAGCTATGGAACTTATGTTTGCCCATATGAAGAACAAGATCATTATACTATGGGCAGATAAAGACGATCACATTCACCCATTCTACGAGAGCATCTACACAGAGAAACACTTTGAGTTAAATGACTGCATAGAAGCTATCTCATACTATTATTAGGAGGACACTATGAATTTACGTTTTGATACATACACTAAGAGCCTTAACGCTGCAACTGAGACATACCATAGCATTATGTCTACTGTAAAATGCGATGACCTTAATCTACAATACAATGAGTACAACTCATGCTACAACCTAATGGGGTCTGTTAACGATTCTTCAATTGAATTCGTTGCTGGGCTTCTCAATGACGGTAACTGGAACGAAGACTCAAGCCAACTCTAGAAAGGAGTCAACATGCCTTACATCTCAGAACAACAACGCAATCGCTTTACATACCTTGACACTGAGCTAGAAAGCCTCTGTAAATATGATAAGCTTAGTGCGGGTGAACTGCAATACATCATTGCACTTATGATTAAACATTCTCGTCCAGAGAACTATCAAGATATGAATGATGTTATGGGTGCTTTAGCAGGTGCGCAGATGGAATTCTATCGGCGTACAGTAGCACCATATGAGGACACTAAGATAGTGCTTAACGGCGATGTCTGATTGGTTAGCCTCACCGTTTGTCTTACTCATGTATGTAAACGCATGGCTATCTGGAATGATCAGCGGTCGAATGATTATAATTGTTATGGAGGCTGATGATGATGGGGATTAGATATGGCGTATACAGACTCACTTGGGAAGACGACTATCAATCCGAAGCAGAGGCATTTCGTTTTGTACAAGAGAAGTATGCTAACGAAAGCAAATACCAGTACATAATACTACCAGTAGACTATGATGAGCTACAAGGAGAGTTGTTTGAATGATACTAAAAACATTGTTAAGTGTACTAGGAAAGACAGCCTCGGAAGAACCTGTGAAGTATTTAGGTGGGATAAGTGCAAAGAAAAGCCCTGTACAAACCTTGCCCATGCCTATTTCTACAGCGAAGGAGAGCAAAGTAAAGAAACAAAAGAATGGATTGAACGACACGGTTAAGTCGTTCATGGGCAGATCACGCAACACAATCGTATGTTCTGTTTGTAACACGACCTATTACGAGGGAGCATTAGACTTTCTCTCGGATGAAGTAAAGAGTTGTCCAATATGTGACAACGGAAAGGACGTTGAATGAAACTTGTATTCGATATTGAGACCGATGGACTGGATGCTACAAAGATCTGGTGTATCGTTGCTCAAGACGTAGATACAAAGAAGATTTATAAGTGGAGGCCAGATGACATTGAGTCTGGTCTCAGCTTCTTAGCTAACGCTGAGGCACTTATAGGTCACAATATCATTGGATATGATCTTGTAATGATTAAACAAGTCCATGGTATTGATCTCTTTGATATGAAACTCTACGACACTTGGGTTATGAGTCAAGTACTTTGCTATAAGCGAAAGCATAAGCATGGTTTAGGTGGTTGGGGTGAATACCTCGGCTACAGTAAGCTACAGTACGATGACTGGTCACAGTTCACAGAAGAAATGCTCACTTATTGTGTGAGAGACGTTGAGCTAAACACAAGGGTCTATGAACTATTAATGAAAGAGTTCATGGAGCAAAGCAGTACTAAGCCATTGATTGCTAAGGGTTTAAGGGCAGAGCATCAAGCTGCTGTCTTCGAAGCTAAGGTACGAATGAATGGCTGGTTGTTCGACATGGAGGGTGCTAATAAACTACACCAAGAAATGTGTAGTGAGTTAGAAGCCATTGAGAATAGAGTACATCCACTACTACCTGAGATGACTATCTGGGTAGATAAAGAGCCTAAGAAAGCGAAGTACACTAAGGCAGGTAAGTTTACTGCTGTTACTAAGCGGCTACTCACTGAGTATCTTAATGGCGAAGAGCCTGATGAGCTGGAGTGGCCACCCGAAAAGACTTTCCAACGTAGTTATACTACACAAGTTACACTCAAAAACATGGAGGAAGTAAAGGAATGGCTCTACACAATAGGCTGGAAGCCCGATGACTGGAACTACAAGAAGGTGGGTTACGAGTTCCATAAGGTTAGCCCGAAACTCACAACAACGAGCCTTGCGTTACTTGGCGATGTCGGAAAAGACATTGACCGATACTACACAACACGGTCGAGACGGTCTATACTCGAAGGCTGGCTTGCAGCGTCTCAGGGCAACAGGCTACATGGCAGAATGTGGGTTATCGGTACGCCAACCTTCAGATCAAGACACGAAGTAATTACTAATCTACCTAGTGTTGAGGCTGCATGGGGTAAAGAGATGCGTAGTCTATTTATCTGTGAAGAAGGCTATCGAGTAGTCGGTGCTGACTCAGCGGGTAATCAAATGAGAGCGTTGTGTCATTACATAGGTGATGATGCATTTACTAAGGAGGTAACAAATG